ATTGAAGAAGTCTTAGCAAGCGTTAATAGAAAGCTGGTGCAGTAATGGCCGTATTTATTCCCATCGTCTCTGAGTTCAATTCCAAAGGTATTGAGAAGGCTAAGAAAGAATTTGCATCCTTAGAGGGCGCTACCGCTAAGGCGGGCTTCGTAATGAAGAAAGCCTTTTTGCCTGCCGCTGCAGCTGTGGGCGCTTTGGGCGCTGCATTGTTTGACGCGGGCAAGGGTGCAGTCGAAGATGCCGCCGCACAGGAGCTACTTAGCAAAGCGCTGAAGAATAACACTGCCGCCACTGATGCCCAGATTAAGGCAAATGAGGACTGGATTAGTACGCAAGGCAAGTTACTCGGCGTGACCGATAGTGACTTGAGGCCTGCGATTGCGAAACTTGCCACGCAGACAGGCTCACTTGAGAAGGCCCAGCAGGGCGCCGCGCTCGCTATGGACATTGCAGCGGCGACAGGTAAGCCACTTTCTGCAGTCACTGACGCAATGGCTAAGGCGTATGGTGGCAACACTAAAGCGCTTGCCAAGTTAGACCCGAAACTTAAAGACCTGATTAAAGGCGGCCTAGACGCTGAAGGCGCTATGAGTGTGCTTGCCGATACTTTTGGCGGTGCTGCATCCACTAAAGCAAACACTGCAGAGGGACAATTTCAGCGCCTAAAAGTTTCACTTGACGAAACTAAAGAAACCATCGGCGCAGCGCTTTTGCCAATCATTGAAAAGGTCTTACCTTTCCTCACTCAAATGGGCAACTGGGCCAGCGAAAACACGGCAGTATTTTTGACCGTTGCCGGGGTAATTGGTGGCATCGCAGCTGCCATAGTTCTTGTCAATGGTGCTATGACCGCCTGGACTGCAGCCACTACAGCCTTCACGGCAGTGCAGGCCGCCTTTAACGCTGTGATGGCTCTCAACCCCATTGTTCTAATTGTTGTGGGAATCGGTCTACTGATTGCCGCGCTCGTCATTGCCTATAAGAAATTTGACGGCTTCAGAGCTGTAGTCGACTCTGTTTTCAAATTTATTACAGGTGCAGTATCTGGCTCTATTGACCTAATTAAAGGTTATTTTTCTACAGTGCTTGGCTTCTATAAAACCATCTTCAATGGCATTGCCAGCCTGTGGAATAACACGGTAGGCAAACTGTCTTTTAAGGTTCCTAGCTGGGTGCCTGGCTTTGGCGGTAAAGGCTTTGAGGTTCCTAATATCCCAATGCTTGCTAATGGTGGAATCGTGACGGGCCCAACACTTGCCATGATTGGCGAGGCAGGCCCCGAGGCCGTAATCCCATTGTCAAAGATGGACTCAATGGGTGGCAATAATGTAACCATCCAGGTGAGCAGTGCAGACCCCCAGGCAGTAGTAGACGCCTTGCGCCGATACATGCGCACTAATGGCGCTGTGCCCATTCGAGTAGCTACGGCAATCTAGATGGCTCTCCCCACACTTACCGCAGTAGGGCCTAGCTCTAGCTCTATCGGCTCAATTATCGGCATGACCTGGACTGCTGGGCGCTCTGCAAAGTCTGACCAGTTCAGCGCAGGCAGGGGCTCTATCACTGTCCGAAACCCTCAGACCTTGCCTGCAGCAATCGTGCTGGAAGCGCTCGTTACTCTCAGCATTAACAGCCAGGCAATTTGCGCCGGGTATGTAACCAACATTCAGTATGAATACGGAATGGTGGCTAATGAGGACATCGCCATTATTTCTCTTGAGGGCTACATTGCGCGCCTAGGGCGTGGCTACCTTAAAAACTTTCTAATGGGTGGCGGCTCTACAGGCTTTGAAGCCACCAGAGTAGGAAACGCTTTGACAGGCGATAGCGCCACTGTTACCGATGTGGACACACGCTCTAACACCTCGAGTGGCTTTATCACTGGTGACGCTGGCAACATCATTAACCAGCTGGTAGCCACTGAGCAAGGCAGACTCAAAGAGCAAGCCTCAAGCCTTCTCTTTTATGGCCGTGATGTCACCTTTGACGCAAGCCAGGCGCCCACCTCTTACACGGGCTTTAAGTTCACTGATAGCAACCCTGCAGGCACTGGCATTGCCTACGATGTCGTCACTTTTGCCAGCCTGACCGATAACTACTTCACTCAAGTAACTGTTACACCTGAAGGCCTGAGCACTGTGCAGGCGGGTGATGGGGCGCGTAACCTGCAGATTTCCACCTATGACGAATCAGACGAGCAAGCCCAGAATCTGGCTGATTACACACTTGGCGAATTTGACACTTCTACAAGTGTGCCGGTGAGCATCACCACCAAAAATAGTCTTAAATGGCTTTTAGACCCTGCCAAAGTAGTTGCTGCAGGAGTGGGCTACCGCCTACCTATCGAGCTGAGAGGCACCACCTACAACAGTGTTATCGAGGGCTGGACTGTCACTGCAGACCCTGACGATGTGCGCTATTCATTTAATGTTTCTGGCTACCCACAAAATAACTTTTTTATTTTGGATGACCCCATTTATGGGCGCCTGGATTTCAACAAGCTCAGCTTCTAGATAGGTAAACTAACGCTATGGCAACCCCACCAACCTTCTCTGCAGGCGCAGTCCTGACGGCCGCACAGATGAACCAGCTCGGATGCTTTCTAGTTAAGACACAGGCTGTGGGCAGTGGCGTTTCTAGCGTGACCGTCAATGACTGTTTCACCGCTGATTATGACAACTACAAAATCATCCTTTCAGGTGGTCAAAACTCAACGGCTGTAAACTTGCATTTACAATTAACAGTAGGAGGCACAGCATCTACGACTGGTTACTACGGTGTTCTTGTTTGGGGCAACTTGACCACTGCGGTGGTTGCTGGCGCAACAGATAACAACGCCTCGCAGTTTTCGTTTGCTGGTGGTGGTGCAGGGCCTAATAACGGTGCAGCTTCAGTGGATGTCGATTTACTTAATCCCGCACAGGCAATGCGAACAAGATTGCACAATGCACAAGTTCTTTATTCCACTGTTTACGGCACCTATACAGGTTTGCACGATGTCGGCACAGCTTATGACGGCATTAAACTAATAGCGCCAGCTGGCACTTTGACAGGTGGAACTATTCGTGTCTACGGATTCAGAAACTAGGAACCATGACTAAGCCATTAATTCAAATTGATGACGAAATCCGCGAGATGACAGACGAGGAGTTTGCAGAATATGAAGCGCTTATCGCTAACGCTCCTAGCCTGCCTGGCGTTGAGTAGCTGCGCTGACCGCGTCCGCGAAAACTGCGAAACCACCAAAGCCACAGGCACATTCGAAAGGCGCTGCCCATGAAACCAGAAAACCGCCTCACCAATGAGGAAATAAAAGCCCGCCTCATTCTGGTGGTAGGTATCGGCCTTACCTTGTCATTCGTTATGGCCATTGCATCCTTAATTTTTGGCTTGCTATTCGTGGTGCAACCTACAGAGCAAAGCCCTAATGACGCGGAAGCCTGGGGCGTACTCAGCCCTATGCTCATGACCCTTGCAGGCGGCTTAATTGGACTACTCGCAGGCAACGGCCTGAAAGACAAGCCGAAAGACCCACCAACAGGGACACCAGTACCATGAGCAACCGCCCGTATCCCTACTACCCAGTCAAAGAGCCAGGTAAAGGCAAACTTGCTGGCACTGAGAAATTTGTAGAGCTGTGCCGTAAGCGCTGGGGCTTTACAAATCTGGGCACATTCGTGGTGCGTAACATGCGCGGCAAGAAAACCCTCTCAGTGCATAGCCTCGGGGTTGCTGGCGATATTGGCTATCCAGCCACTCGAGATGGCAGGGCTAAGGCTCGTGAAGCCTGGGACTGGTTCCTAGAACATTCAGAAGCTTTGGGCTTGTGTGAGTTGCATGACTACAGCTTTGGCGAATTTGGCAGGGGCTACCGGTGCAGTCGAGGCGAGGGCGTCAAAGGCGTAAAGGTCTACCAAAACGCCAAGGAAAGTGCAGGCTCAGGCGGTGCCTGGCTACATTTTGAGCTTGAAATGGACATGGCCAAAGACGCTAAAAAACTAGAGGAAGTTTGGCGCTCCCTGCCTAAGCCTGTTAAGGCTGTAAAGCCTTAAAGAACTGCTGCGCCGCCTTCCGAACTTGGCGCGCGGCCTAGGTGGTGGGAGTTGTTCACCTTTTTCCGATTCCCACCACCGCCCTTCTCTCTTGTGTATAGTTTCCCTGGGCGCTCGGAACGCTTCGAAAGGTAAACCATGACACAACTAACTAACGGCTATGACCCCCGCTATGACTTCAAAGTAGACCTGGCTTATGGCAAAGCTGGAGAGGCTGAACTAGTCGAATTTTTTAACGCTGTACAAGGCTCTTCAGTAGAGGTCAAGTCCGATAGGTACAGGAATGGCAGAATGGCTGTGGAGACTCAGCAGAAGCCCGCTCATGGCTTCTGGAAGGACTCTGGCATTAATGTGACGCAGGCTCAGTGGTGGGCTTACCGCTTTGGGCCTGGCTCATTTGTGCTGGTATCGGTGCCCCGCCTTAAAAAGTATCTGCGCATGAATAGGGACTTACTGCAGAAGCGGGACTTTGCAGCAGGCTCGGACAACCCCTCGAGGGGCTTTGTGCTTATGCCTGACCAGGTGCAGGAGCTCCTAACCTCTGAGTGGTATGACTGTGACTAGTCCCCAGTACCTCGGCTATAGGGAACTATGGTCTAAAGACAAGACAACACTCGTGCAGGTATTCACTGACCTGCAAGGGCTGATTCTGAGCATCACCGTGACCACACGGCCTGACAGAGACTCAGACTGGGGCCCATCTACAGAAGTGGCAGAGATTGATTAAGAAAATTATGCCTTTAATCGTTTTATTGGTTTTCGCAGTACCAGCCCCAGCGCAAGCGCAGGCTAAAAACTGCCCTCAGTGGGAACCGCTACTTAGGAAGCATTTCCCCGCAAAGCTTGTGCCCATTATGAGCAAGATTGCTTATCGAGAAAGCCGCTGCAACCCTAAAAGCGTAAGCGCAGTGCGGAAAAGCACTGGTTACCCAGATGTAGGAATCTGGCAAATTCAGGGAAGCTGGCAGACCGTCACTAAGCAAGTGTGCAAAACAAAGAATGTGATTCGTTCTCTGCAAGACCCAGTGTGTAATGTCAAGGTTGCTGGGTACCTGTATCGGAATGGTGGCTTGGGCCACTGGCGGGGAACCTCAGGAAAATAGAAAAAGGAAACATGACAGATTTAGAAACCATCACCACGCTGGAAATTCTCAGCGAAAAACTCGATAGCGAGATGCGCTTTATTGAGCGTGACGCCGTTGACTACGCCATAGCCATTATGCGTATGCGCCGCCACCCATCATTTGACACCACCCAGCCCAAATTTGATGTCAATAACGCCATCCACGAGATTGCAAACTTCATGGCCAACCAATACAAGCAGGGCATCTAATGGGCTTTGACCTTGACTCCTACGAGCCCGTAGCCAGCAGAATTGCGCGCTTCTGGGCAGAGCACCCTTGCGGGGCCATTCACACAGAATTGGTATTTGATGACGGCCAGCGCTGCGTAATTAAAGCCACTGTCTATTTCGATAGCACTGCAGCGCCAGTGTCATCGGACTATGCAGAAGAAGTACAGACTGAGCGTGGCGTTAATGCCACCAGCAGAATTGAGAACTGCGCCACCAGCGCAATCGGGCGCGCATTAGCAGCTGCAAATTTCCTAGCAAGTGACTGGACTAAAAAACCATCTCGAGAAGAGATGCAGAAGGTTCAGCGCATGTCCGGTAATACCACCATCACTGAGCCTGGTGACTTGGCTAGCGATAAGCAGCGCAACATGATTAAGGCCGTATGTAAGTCACTGGGCAAGACCCCGCCTCTAGAGCTGCAATCTTTTACTAAGCGCCAGGCTTCGGCTTACATTGACCAGTTAAAGCAGATGGAGGCAGGCAACCAGCCAGCGCCACCTGTTGAGTACGACACCCCAGAGGAGCCTTTCTAATGGATAACGGCACACAACTTGACTACATAGCAGACCTGATGACAGAGCGAGAAGCACTGCTTAAACAGATTCGACAACTTAAGCAAGACCAGAAGCGCTGGGAGCGCATAGCGCGCAAAGCCTTTGAGATGCACCCAGGATGCCTGCCACGATGCCGCAGGGCCTGTATGTGTGACTGTGGCTATGAGCTTTATCACGCCATGATTCGAGATGAGCAAAAAAATGGCTGAGTTTCTAATGTTTTTGTCGCACAGTGCTTTTATGGCTGTGCTAGGTGCCTGGTTCGCACTGAGGCATCGTGAAGCAAAATAAGACCATCACAGAGCGCATTTTTCAAGACCAGGTGCGCACTTTGGCGCTTATGAATGGCTGGCAGTTCTTCCATCCCTCACCCGGGCAAGTAAGGCCCGGAGTGTGGCGCTCGGATTGCAAGGGTTACCCAGATATCACAATGGCCCACGAGTCAAGAGGCTTGATATTTGCAGAGCTGAAACTTGACAACGGCAAGGCAAGCCCAGAGCAACTGACATGGCTTAAAGCGTTAGCGCCTTATGCAGAAGTGTATTTATGGCGCCCAGCTGACTTGTCATGGATTGCCGAGCGATTGGGCCGCGCTAAATGATTCTGCTTGCCTGGTACGCATTCCTAGCCACTTTGGGCGCTTGTCTCATCATTGGCATACGCAGGGGCTAATCTGCCCACACAATTTAAAGACTCATGGCCTCATACGGGATTGCACTGTGTAGGTATTTCACACCTGGGGACAGGGGTAGACGAGGCTTGCCCGAAACGGCTTAGAGCTTCGAGCAGAGTATGAACTTCTAAAACACGATGGTGACGGCCCTACAAGGATTCAAACGGCAACCAGTGGAGACAACCCACGAATGGCGGGAGGGACACCTAGCACAAACTCTCTCACTAACATGAGACCAACCGCAGCGAAGCAAGGGCGGTAGCAAAAAGGAACACATGGCAGGCAACAGAAAACAAACAGCACAGTACAGAGCCAACAGAGCAGCACTCCTAGAAGGCAAGCCTGACTGCTACTGGGGATGCGGCCGACCAGCCACACAAGCAGACCACCTCCTAGAGCATGATGCCGGTGGAGATGACTCCTCCGCCAACCTCGTACCAGCATGCGCCAAATGCAACTCATCTCGAGGCGCCCAATATGTCAACAGAAAGACCACAGCACGCCAAGCAGCAAGAAACGCCGCATTACACGCAGACCCAAAAATCACCGAAAATCCCATTTTTTTAGGCGAAGTAATCAC